GTCAGCGCCTACGCGGACTCGCACCCGGACATCCTCGAGGAGCCGCCGCCCGAGCCCGTCGATCTCTTCGAGAAGCAGCCGCTTCCGCGCCTCGCCGAGCGGTTCCTGCCGCCGGCCATCGCGCCATTCATCTTCGATCAGAGCCAGATCATCGGCTCCGACCCCTGCGTGCTCTTTATGTCGGCCCTCGTCGCGTGCGCGGCGGTGACGAGCGACTTCATTCGCATACAGCCGAAGCAGTTCGAACACGGCTGGAAAGAGAGCGCCCGGCTCTGGGGCGCCTTCGTCGGCGATCCCTCGGTGAAGAAGACGCCGCCGCTCGCGCGCGCGACCGCGCACCTGCGCAAGCTCGATCTCGAATACGCCGAGGCCGGCGCCGAGGCACAGACGCGCTACAAGATCGCGCTCAAGGTGCACGCGAAGGCGGAAGCGCGATGGATCGATGCGCAGGCCAAGCACGCGCCGTGCGCGCCTCTGGACGACGCGCCCGAGCGCCCGCCGACGAAGCGCATCATCGTCCAAGACGCGACGATCGAGGCCGTCGCCGACGTGCTGATCGACAATCCGCAGGGCGTGCTCGTGCTCCAAGACGAGCTCTCGGGCTTCTTCGGCTCGATGGACGCCTACCGCGCGCAGGGCGGCAAGGATCGGGCGTTCTGGCTCGAGGCCTACAACGGCGGGCCGCGGCGAATCGATCGCATCGGCCGCGGAACCATGTCGGTTCCGAACCTGAGCGTTTGCATGCTCGGCGGCATCCAGCCCGCTGCGATCCGCGCCGTCGCGCAGAAGAGCGTCGAGGACGGGCTCTTGCAGCGGTTCATGATCGTATGCGCGGAGGGCGGGGAGGCCGTCGGCGACGACCGGCGCGCGGACACGGGCGCGTCAACGCTCTACCGCGGCATTCTCGACGAGCTCGCGCGGCAAACCGGAGACCCCGAGAAGCCGGTCCTGCTCGAGCCCGGCGCGCGCGAGATCATGCTCGACGCCGAGAAGAAGCTCACGGCCTTCGCCAAGCTCGATCGCCTCCCGCTGCGGATGCGCTACCAGATGGGCAAATGGTCGGGCCTCTTCGCGCGGCTCTGCCTCACCTATCACGCGATCGAGTGCGCGGCGCTCGGTATGCCTGTCGCCGGCGCCGTGGCCGCGGACATCGCCGCGCGCGTGCACGCCCTCCTCTTCGAGTATCTGTTCTGGCACCTCAAGCACTTCTATGAGGCCGTCATCGGCGACACCGCGAACGAAATGGAGCTGCTCTACCGCGTCGCCGACTGGATTCTCGCGGCCGCGCCAGATCGCTTCACGGCATCGCACGTCGCCAAGGGCGTCTCTGCGTGGCGTGGTTCCACGTGGAACACCCGCCGGAACGTGCTCGATCAGCTCGAAGTGTGCGGATGGGTCACGCGCGCCCAGACGGTTCGCTATGGGCACCATGCGTATTTGGTCAATCCGAGGACGCGGGAAATGTTCGGAGACCGCATAGAGGCCGAGCTGAAGAGGCGACACGAGGGCCGGGCGGCGATCCTCGATGACGTCGTCGGAAGGCCTACTAAGTACGAGAATGAATGAATGATAAACCTGAATGCCCTTGTTCACCCTCGCGCACATGTGAGTCAGTCAGTCGCATTTCTCAATCTTTCCTATGTGTGCGCGAGGGTGAACGTGGGAAGAAGCGTTTAACTACCGTTTAGGAGTGTGAAGACATGGGTATGATGTGCGAGGACTGTAGATTCTGGGATGACGGCGGCTCCGGCGCTGCGGGGTGGAAGCTCGGTCACGGCATGTGCCGGCGCAACGCGCCCGCTGTCACGCGCCAATGGAACACGGGCGTGCTATGGCCGCTCACGAAGGCCGACGACTGGTGCGGCGAGTTCGAGCCCATCGAAGACGAAGAGGCCAAGCCCGACGAGACGCTTGATGCCGATCTCGGACTGCCGAGCGATGCGGACTACGGCTATGGCAAGCCCGATGCGCTCTGAGCTCGCGGCTTTGGTCGGACGCTGGCACGTAGAGGCGAGCGAGCGCATGCGATCGGCGAAGGCCTACAAGTGCCGAAGCATGGACGGCGAGCGCTCGGGGCTGATAAAAGGGGCGCTAGCGCTCAGGCGCGCAGCCGATGAGCTACAGGCGATTCTCGATGCCGATGCAGCCGCAAACCCATCGAACCGGGAAACCTCGTGAGCCGTGGCAGCGTAGGACCGCGCAGAAACGCCTCAGAGGCCGAGCTGCCGTTACCCGCAGGCAGAGCATAGCCATGCGGCAGGAATGGCGCTGTAGCCGCTGCGGTGAGCTTCTAGACGCATCGTACGAGGTAGACCATCGAGTGCCTCTTGCCGATGGCGGCGTTGATCGCGACGAGAATCTGCAGGCGTTGCATCGGCAATGCCACGAGGCGAAGACGAAAGAGGATCGTTCACGTACGCGGACGATGGGGCGATGAAAATTCACCGGGGTGGGGCAAAAGTCTGCGTTTCATCCCGGGAAACCGGCGCCAACGTCCCTTTTTCGCAACAACATTAAGACATCGGGCCTAGATCGTTCACGCTACAGGACAGCCAGTGACGCGAATTGCTCAACCGGCCGAGGTTGCCGAGCGAAACGGGGCCTTGCAGCACAACCCGCAGCGGTTTTCGAACGGCGGCGCCAAGGCTGACGGTCCGCTCGGCGATCCGCCCGCGGGATCGTCGCCGGAGTTCGCCGCGATCTGGGCGGAGATCGCCGGGAACGCCATCCCGGGCGTTCTGACGGTCGCCGATCGCATCATCTTCGAGCAGATCGTCGCGCTCTTCGAGGAGTTCCGGGCCGACCGGGCGCGGTTCACGGCCGCCAAGCACGGCAAACTCGCCGCACTCCTCGCCCACCTCGGCATGACGCCGAGCGGTCGCCGCGGCGTTTCTCCCCCTTCTGGTGCAAAACCGGCGGCGCCGAAGGCCGGCTTCGATGACTTCTGAGCGCCCTGGCGGGTCCGCGCGCTGCCGGCGCTACGCGGCCGACATCCTCGGCGGCAAGATACTCGCGTGCAAGCTCGTGCACCTCGCCTGCCAGCGTTTCGTTGAGGACTTGGCGCGCGCCGAGACCGGCGATCCCGAGTTCCCCTACCGCTTCGACGACGAGCTCGGCGATCGCATCGTGCGATTCATTGAGCGCATGCCCCACACGAAGGGCAAGTGGGCGGCGCAGGGCGCGACGATCATCCTCGAAGACTGGCAATGCTTCATCGAGGCGAATCTCTTCGGATGGGTGCACGTCGAGACCGGCAAGCGCCGATTCCGGCAATGCTACGAGGAGGAGCCGCGAAAGAACGGCAAGTCGATCCGCCTCGCCGCGCGCGGAATCTATCTCTTCGCCGCCGACAACGAATGCGGCGCCGAGGTTTACTCGGGCGCGACGAGCGAGCGGCAGGCCTACGAAGTCTTCCGCCCGGCATGGGCGATGGTGCACAAGCTCGACGAGCTCCGCGCGCGCTTCGGCATCGAGCAGACGGGAAACCCGAAGAATCCGGGGACGATGTATACGTCCGCGGACATGTCCAAGTTCGAGACCATGATCGGAAAGCCGGGCGACGGCGCGTCGCCGCACGGCGCCCTCGTCGATGAGTACCACGAGCACGACACCGATGACATGGTCGATACGATGCTCACGGGCATGGGCGCGCGCGAGCAGCCGCTTCTCTCGATCATCACGACGGCGGGCTCGAATCTCGGCGGACCCTGCTACGAGAAACGCCGCGACATCATCCGAATCCTCGAACGGCAGGTCTACGATGAAACCGTCTTCGGCATCATCTATGGCCTCGATCCCGGCGACGACTGGACGGACGCGAAGTCGCTGCGGAAGGCAAACCCGAACTTCGGCGTCAGCGTTTTCCCCGAGTTCCTGCAGGCGCAGCTCACCGAGGCGAAGCGTTCGGCGTCGAAACAGAACGCTTTCAAGACCAAACACCTGAATGAGTGGGTCGGCGCGCGCACGATTTGGATGAATATGCTCGCGTGGCAGCGGCAAAAGCGCGAGCAGAACCTCGACGACTTGCGTCCGTGCCGGTGCTGGATCGCCTGCGATCTCGCCTCAAAGAAGGACGTTGCCGCGGTCACGCGGTTGTTTGAGCTGCCGGGGCGGCAGTTTTTCGTCTCGCCGCGCTTCTTCGTGCCGGAATCGGCGGCGGAGGATCTCGAAAAGTACCGGGATTTCGCGACCGCGGGCGTCCTGACGCTGACGCCCGGGAACATGACGGATTACGCTTTCATCGAAGAGGAAATCAAGGCCGATTGCGCCCGCTTCAACGTCGTCGATATTGGCTGCGACGACTGGCAGGCGAATTACCTGATGACGCGCCTGATGGCGGCCGGCCTCAAGGTGGTCGAGTACAACCAGACGGTTAAAAACATGTCCGAGCCCATGAAGGAGGTCGAGGCTCGTGTGCTGAACCGGACTTTGTGGCACGATGGCAACCCGTGCATGACGTGGATGATGGGAAATGTCGCTGCACGGGTCGATGCGAAGGAGAATATCTACCCGCGCAAGGACAATGAGCACGATCCGCGGTGCAAGATTGACGGACCCGTGAGCCTCATCATGGCGATGGGCAGAGCTATCCTCAACGAGGAATCGGGCGACATGGCCGGCTTCTTCGCTTCCCCGGTGATTGCATGAGCGCTTTCCGCTGGCCTTGGTCGCGAGATCGCTCGAAACCTGACGAGAAAGCATGCGAACCGACGTGCGCGCCGACGGATGGTAATGTCGGCTGGCGCCAATTCGGCATTCCGCCCGACAGCGGCAACGGCTTCGACTACAACCTCGATTACGCGCTCTGGTTTCGCGACGGCCGCCTCGTCACCGAACGCGCGATCCTGCAGCTCTCGACGGCATGGGCTTGCATCCGCCTGCTCTCGCAGACGATCGCGGGTTTGCCGCTGAACCTGTACCGGCGCGAGCCCGACGGCGATCGCGATCTCGCGCTCGATCATCCGCTCTATTCGATCTTGCACGATCAGCCGAATGCGGATATGACGGCGGTCGATTTCTGGCAGGTTGTCGTCGCGCTGATGCTTCTGCGCGGCAATGCCGTCTGCGAAAAGGACATGGTCGGAAATCGCGTCGTCGGTTTGACGCCGCTGCCGTGCGTTTCATGGGCGCGACAGCCCGACGGGCGCTATCGCTACACCGTCACGGAGTTCGGGAAGACGCGCATTCTCGACGAGTCGCAGGTTTGGCTCATCCCCGCATTCACGATCGACGGGCGGCATGGGCTATCGCCGATCTGCTATGGCTCGAAAGTGTTCGGCAGCGCGAGCGCATCCGACACCGCGAGCCGCTCGCTCTTCGACAACGGCATGAAGGCCTCGGGTTTCGTGACGTTCCCGCCGGGCTCGCCGTTCCTCACGGAAGCGCAGCGTGAGCAGTTCCATAAGAGCCTCGCCGACTTCTCAAATCGCAGGAATGCGGGGCGTTCGTTCGTGCTCGAGGGCGGCGCCAACTACAGCCCCATGACGATGAACCCCGACGACGCGCAGATGCTCGAGACACGCGGCTTCAGCGTCGAAGAAATCTGCCGCTGGTTCGGCGTTCCGCCCTCGCTCGTCGGTCACGGCGACAAAACATCGAATTGGGGCACGGGCCTCGAGCAGCAAAACCTCTCGTTTTTGACGTATGGCCTCTCGCCGTGGCTGAAGAAAATCGAAGGCAGCATCAAGAAAAACTTGATCTCGCCGGCCGATAAGAAGTCGATTTTCGCCGAGTTCGCGGTCGAGGGCCTGCTGCGCGCTGATTCCGCGGCGCGCTCTGCGTTTTATTCGTCGATGACGCAAAACGGCATCATGACGCGCGACGAAGTTCGCAAGAAAGAAAATCTCCCAATGATGGGCGAAGGCGCCGACAAGCTCACCGTGCAGGCCGCGCTCGTGCCGCTCGATCAGCTCGGCGAACGTTTCGCCACTGCGACCAAGCCGAGCGCCACCGACCCGACGGGCGTCGCACCAGTCGCCGGAGATCCTGCCGCGGCAGCTGACGTCGGGACCGTGCAGGCAACGGCGCTCAATGGCGCGCAGGTCACGGCGCTGCAGGGCCTGCTCACCGAGGCAGCAAACGGAACATTGCCGATTGAGACCGTGCGCGCCGCAATTCGCGCCGCCTTCCCGCTGCTATCCGAAGAGGAGATTTCGGCTATGATCGGGCCGCTCAACTCTTTCACTCCGCCGGAGCCGGCGCCTACAGTGCCAGCGGTGACGCCATGAAGCGAAAGGACGGACGGGCAGCCGATATTCAGCGCAAGGCCTTTGCGTTCAAGGCCGACGCGAACCCCGACGGCACGTTCACCGGCTACGCCTCCGTCTTCGGAGTGCTCGACAGTTACCGCGAGATCGTCGCGCCCGGCGCCTTCACGGCG